GAATTCGTGATCCCTCCGCGAAATTGGAGATTTTAAGTAGAAATATCTAGAAAGGAGCTTCATCATGCGAGGACGCAAACCTAAACCGACCGCACTCAAACTGCTCCAGGGCAATCCCGGCAAGCGGCGAGTGAACCACGAAGAGCCCCGCGTCCCCACGACGCTCCCGGCCTGTCCGAGATGGATGGGCAAACGGGCGAAATGGTTTTGGAAACAGCAAGCCACCGCCCTGAATAAAATTGGATTGCTCTCGGCTGTGGACCAAGCGGCGTTCGGATCGTATTGTAATGCGTTAGCCATTCTGGAGGCGGCTAATAAAAATATTGATGTCCACGGCCTTATTGTGGAATCGGAATATGGGCCGAAAAAAAATCCAGCGGTCACGATTGCCAAAGATTGTTGGGCGGCAGTGAAGGGGTTCTCCGTGGAGTTTGGCCTGACGCCATCCAGCCGCAGCCGCATCCACGTGCCGGACGCCACACCCGTCAATCCATTGCAGGCGCTCCTTGATCGCCCACGCTAATCGGCGGACGAGACGACCGAACGGCCCACGCGCCGCGCCGCGATACGCGACCAATCCGGTGGTCCATCGCTACATGGCCGATGTGCTGTCGGGGAAACTGGTGACGGGCCAGTTACAGCGGCTGGCCGTCGAGCGCCAGATTCGGGATCTCCAGTCCGGAGCGCAGCGCGGGCTCGTGTTCGACGCGGCGGCGGCGCAGGCCTCATTGGAGTTTATGCGCTATTGCCGGCATTCGAAGGGCCAGTGGGCGGGGCAGCCGCTCATCCTCTCCGGTTGGCAGGCCTTTTGTCAGTGGTGTATTTATGGGTGGAAACGCACCACCGGACGCCGGCGGTTTACGTATGTCTACGTCGAAGTCGCCAGGAAAAATGGGAAGAGTACCTGGCTCGCGGCCAACGGCCTGAAGCTGGCGTTTTTTGATGGGGAGCCGGGCGCGGAGGTCTATACGGGGGCCACGAAATTTGACCAGGCGCGGATTATCCACGGGGAATCCATCCGGATGGTGCGAAAAAGCCCAGAACTCTCCGGCCTGTTGACCGTGTTTAAAAACAATATCAGCTGCCAGGGGACCGACTCCTCCTATCGGCCACTGGGCCAGGATTCGGAAACCCTGGACGGGCTGAATGTGCACGCCGGATTGATTGATGAGTTCCACGCCCACAAAACCGCCGACCTGTTTTCGGTGCTGGAGACGGCCACCGGATCGCGGACCGACCCCCTGATGTGGATCATTACCACCGCCGGAGAAAATCAGGAGTATCCCTGTTTTGAATATCGGACCCTCGTGGAGCAGATTTTACGGGGCACCATCGCCGATGATGCCTGGTTCGGATTCATCGCCTGCTTGGATCACGGCGACCAATGGACCGAGAAAAAGAACTGGATCAAAGCGAACCCGAATTTGGGCATCTCCGTCTATGCAGCGAGCCTCGAGACGCAGTTTGAGAAGGCGCTCAAAATTCCGAGTGAGCAAAACAAATTCCTCTGTAAACGGCTCAACCAATGGGTGCAACAATCCTCGCGCTGGCTCTCGCTCGAGACGTGGGATGAGAATCGCGGGCAGGTGGTGGAAGCGGACCTGCACGGCCACGAATGTATCGCCGGGTTGGATTTAGCGAGCGTGTCGGATATGACCGCGTTGGTGATGGCATTCCCGGAAGGCGACGCGCTGAAACTGGTCTGCCGGTTTTGGGTGCCCGAAGCCCGCCTCCTCCACAAACACAAATATCTCGCGCAATATCAACAGTGGCATCGCGAGGGATGGTTGATTGCGACCCCAGGAGAGGCCCTGGATTATCAGTGGCTTATTCGAGATATTTTGTCCCTGACGCAGCAATTCCGATTTCGCGAATTGTGGCTGGACATTTTGTTTCAGGGCCATCAGATCGAGCAGGAGTTGCGGGAGGCGCATGGCCTCACCACCCGCGTGGGGCGGATGGGCATGGTGAGCATGAGCCCGCCCGCCAAAGAGCTGGAGCGCCGGCTCCTGGCGCGAACCCTACACCATGGCGGGCATCCCATCCTCCGGTGGATGGCGGATTGTGTGACCGTCCGGACCGATCATGTGGGCAACATTATGCCCGATAAGGGCAAAAGCGGGGGCAAAATTGACGGGATTACGGCGCTCTGCCTGGCGTTGATGGGCGTCCTGAAACCCGAGCCCTCCAACCTCTCCAGCTATGGCAAGGGGAGCGAGTTGCTCTTTGTGTAGCAGAATGCTACACTAGGCGAAACACCAAACGAGATCAGAACAGGGGGGAGCGCGTATGGACCGCACACCGTGGCAGACAGCAACCCAAGAAGAGCCAGATCCAGACCTGGAGCTGCGCCCGGTGCAGCTGGTCGATATTGCCCGGTGGTTCGAGGTGCCGGTGTCGCTACTGTTTGACACCGCGCGATGGACCAAGGGGACCATCAACCATTGGTGAGTGGCATTATCATCAGGAGGAGGAGAGCCGGGACCCGATAGCCTAGAGCTATGGGGGAACCGGTTTTGTTGTGTTATGGGGCGCGTCAGAACCTATCTGGCCAACAAATTACTGGACCTGTTGAACGCCGGGGAGACCACCACCCTGAGGCATCCCGCCGCGTGGTTTACCGATGCGTTTGCCAGTCCGACTGACGCTGGCATCGCGATCACCGCCGAAAGCGCCATGCGCCAAAGCGCCGTGTATCGCTCCGTCGACGTCCTGGCCAAGAGCATTTCGGGCCTGCCCGTGGGCGTGGTCGAAGTGGAGGGTGAGAAGCGCACGCCCCGGCCTGACCATCGCATCCATCTGCTCTTGCATGAGACGCCCAACGAGACCCAAACCCCCGTCATCTTCAAAGAAAACCTCATGGTGAACTGTTTGTTGCGAGGAGATTTCTATGCGTCCATTGGCCGCACACGCGGCAATGAACCGCTCGATTTGAATCCCATCGATCATAGCCGTGTCTCGCCGGAACGGGTCAACGGGCGTATTCAATACCGCGTGCAGTTAGCGGGCGGCGGCAGGGAGATCATTGACGGGAGCGATATGCTGCACGTGCCGGGGCTAGGATTTAACGGGTTTACGGGCCAGAGTGTGATTACGTTTGCGGCGCGACAGGCCGTGGGGCTCTCGCTGGTGGCGGAAAAACACGGGGCCACGATGTTCCGCAATGGCACCCGCATGAGCGGGTATCTGCATACCGAGAAAAAATTTGAGGATGAAGAGGCGAAACGTCGGCTCGGCGAGCAATGGCAGGGGCACCAGGGGGGTGTCGAGAATGTGGGCAAAACGCCGGTCCTCGAGGATGGTCTGAAATGGGAAGCGGTCTCGATGACGGCGGAAGATGCGCAGTATCTCGAGCTGCGCCGGTTTCAGATTGCCGATATTGCCCGGTTTTTCGGCGTGCCGCTGCACATGCTGTTTGAAACGGAAAAATCCACCTCCTGGGGGAGCGGCCTCGAACAATTTACGCTGGGCTTCATTATTTTCACCCTTCAGCCGTGGATTGTGCGGATTGAGCAAGAATTTCAGCGCAAACTGTTACCGGGCCGAGCGGGGCAGCGGCGGTCGTTGCAAATTAAATTTAATCTCGATTCATTGTTACGCGGCGATTCGACGGCCCGATCAGCATTTTATACCGCCGGCATTGAGCATGGCTGGCTCATGCCCAACGAGGTGAGAGCCAAAGAGGACCTGAAACCCCAACCCGGTGGCAATCAACTGTTTATCCAATCGGGACTCACGCCGCTCGTGATGGCCGGGGCCATCCCGCAGCAGCCCACCGCGGCCCACGCCTTTATCCAGGAAAGGATCTAACACCCATGAGGACGTTCCACAGTAAACCCTATGCGGAATTCGCGCGGGACTGGTTGCGCCAGCCCGACGGGGAGCACCAAACCTGGTTCGCGTTGGCGGACACGGGTGAGGCGGGCGCAGACCTGTATATTTATGATTTCATCGGTCTGTTTGGGGTCGAGGCGCAGGCGGTGGCGGAAATCATGCGAGAGGTGCAGGGGAAACCGTTGGTCGTGCGGCTGAATTCGCCCGGCGGGAGCGCGTTTGACGCCTTCGCCATTTATAATTTACTCCGGGAACATGAGGGCGGGATCACCACGATTGTCGATGGGCTGGCCGCCAGCGCCGCCAGTCTCATTCTGATGGCCGGGGACAAAATGATTATGAAACCCGGCTCACAGGTCATGATCCATGATGCTTGGGGAGTGACGATTGGCAATGCGGACGATCATCTGTCATCCGCTGAGCGGCTGAACGAGATGAGCGCGGACCTGGCGGCGGTCTATGCGGCGCGAACGGGCGCCTCCAAACGCATGATCCGACAAATGATGAAGGCCGAAACGTGGTTTAGCCCGGCCCAGGCCGTGGAAGCGGGGTTTGCCGATCAGGTGGACGCGATCCCCACGACCCACGCGCAGGCCTCATTTGTGATTCCGGAGGGGTTGTACAAACACCCTGGGGGCATCGCCGCGTGCCAACAGGAGGAGGAAACGCCCTCACGCGAGGCGCCCGTCACGATTCCCTCCTGTGCGAGGGAGGAGACGGCCCCATCCCGCGACACACAGCTTCGTCAGGGGGATACCGCCAGACGGCGGCTACGATTGGCGGAGGCCTCATGAGCCGACCGGCGATCGTGTTGCAACGGCAGATGATTCGATTTCTGAAGGGGATTCTCACCGCGTGGGAAGAGTATCTCTCGAGTATGGAGGATCAGACCATGACCTAACTACATCCTGAATTCGTGTGACCCCCCGCCCAAGTCGCAGGAACCTTCCATTTCATTCTGCAAGGTCCCATGGCCTCCTTGGAAATGTGCCGACATTTTCATTCAACAAGGAGAAGCCCCATGGGATATGCCATTCAAGAGATCAAAGACAAACGCGAAGCCAGAAAAGCACTGCACGTCCAGGCCTCGGCCTTATTGCCGAAGCCGGGCGCGGTCATGACCGAGGCCGACTCGGCCACGTTCGACCGTATCATGGCCGAGATGGACACCCTCAAGGGCGACATCGATCGGTACGAGCGGTTTAACGCGCAGGAGGCAGACCTCAATACCCGGATTGACCTCCGAGCGGGACGCGAGGATATCA